TAAATCTCATAATCACTCTTACGTTTTGCGAGCCATCTAAATCGCCCATATCGAGCAATTTCACTTCATTGTGGTCTCCGAGCAAACCTGTGCCGAAGTAAAGATTTGAAGCCTCTCCAGCAACGATGTGGTCTGAAGGCATACCAGGTGCGTGTTGGATTTTGATACCTTCAAAGGAAAGTGCGTTTCCTCTGTTGTACCACATTTGTCCTTTGTCCTCGTAACCAGCAGCTCCCTCTCCAGATGAAGCAAAACCACCTAATGAACGTACATAGGCCTGTAATGCAACAGTTGGTACATAGATAGTTAAATCATCTTTGCCATAAACAGCAGAAGGTACAGCGTCAACTACATTTGAAAGCAACGAAACAATGTTACTAGATGTATAAGATGTTTGTGAGCCGTTCGCTGCATCGTTTACGTCGGAGTCAGCACCCATAAGAACTGTAAAGCCGTCAAATTCTCCAGCAGTAGCGTTAACTCCACCCCAGATTGTTTGCTCTGTTTTTTGAGCAACTTTCGCTGCAACGTGTCCGATTAAGAAATCAGAGAAGTTTGGTGGTAGATTATCGAATGTGCTGTAACCCATTTCAATTGCCTCCCAGTCCGAGCGAAAATCCTTCTTACACAACTCGAGGTTTACTTGAAACTCCTCAGGTTGAAGAATACGCTCTGTAAGTGTGATAGTTGATGTATCATCAAAGTCACAAGTTGCGTCTTTAACAATAGCATCAGTAGCCAATTTCTTAACTACCTCTTTGTATTTAACATTAGGTTTTACGGTAATAGCACCTTCTGAAAGTGTTTTTCCCGAGAGAAGTGCTGCGGATATGTATTTGCCTGCAAACTCTCCTGCATAGGTTGTAGTAATAGATGTTGTTGTAGCCATTTTTTATTTAATTAAATTTTGAAATACTTTATCCAATACATTGTGTGGTCTATTCTTTGCAAAACGTACCATTTGTTTTTGTTCAGTTGTTTTTTCTGGACTGTGTTTTAAAGGTGCAGATGCTGGTTTGGATAGTTCAGCTTTTAGCTCCTCTTGTTCTTCGCTTTCAGTAGTTTCTTCAACAGTTTCCTCTACTTCTGCGCTCATTTCTTCTTCCTCGTCATATCCTGCCTTCATTTCTTCAATCATTGCTTTGATTTCGTCAAGTGCAGCAGCAAATTCCTCTTTGGAAACATATTCCATTTCTTCCACTTCCTCGGCAGCTTCTTCTTCGACAACTTCTTCTCCTTCTTCTTCTAAAGATGCAATTACGCCTTCTTCTTCAACTCGTAGGACTCTGTTATCCTCCAATTCATACTCGCCAATAGGTAGTGCAACTTTCTCATCTTCTGTAACAATAAAAACAGACTCGCCAGTTTCAAAGCTATCTGCCTCTAGTACTGTACCGTTTTCCATTTTTAGTTGCTCCATTTTAACTTCAAGGCCTAGCACTGCTTTGACCTTGTTAAGTGTGTTAGTAGCATTACTCATAAAATTGTGTTTTAAAGGTTTAACGAATTAATATAAAAATTTTGCGTTTAAGCGTTCCAGTTTTCATTGGCTCCTTCCCATTTAATATCTTGTGCCTCCCAACGATTATTTCTTGTGATTGAACCTATACCTTGAGCCATTAAACTTCCGTCACAACATTTCCTTGAATATGTACCATCTGGACACAAACAACCCCTTTGCTTATTTCTTGGACTTGTTCTACTAGGAGTCTTAAATTTTAACGTTCTTCGAAAATTGTATGGCATATAGCAATTCTTTGTTCTATTGTTTTTCCTTCTGCTTGTATATTACTATCAATAACACATCTTGCAATAAAGTCTTTTTTTTCCTCTCCTGTGTTTGGCGTTGGTAGTGGCATTATATAGCGTGTTGTTCGCAAGGCATAAACCATTCCATACCTTCGTGTTCGTGAATATGAAAACCACCACAACCTATATCGTTAGCAATTTGTTCTGCTTGTTCTTTTGTAGAGTATGCTAGTCTGTTATTTATGATTGCGTAATTTTCGTTGACTATGATAACCTCGTCTTCTAGATTTTCTCTATCAATCTGCTCTAGCTTTCTGATTGCCCACTCAACGCCTTCAGTTCCACCCCACGCATCCCACATAATTCCTCCGCATCCTTCATTATAAGGTACGTCTTTATGTTGCTGGTGTCTTTTGAAACTTGCCATACGAGAAATTGTTGACCGACTGATTTTTTCATTTCGTGCTAACTGGCCTGCTCTTGTCCAGCCGACCTGCGTACCACAAGAAGTACCTTCTTCCTCTTTATATTTAATTGCTCTCTTTGCGTTTTCGGTTGCTGCCTTTGGATAGTCGTTATATGTTTCTAATTCAACTCCTTGTAACGCAGTTTTTAATTCTTGTAGTATCTCACTTGCTAAATCATCTTCGCTTTCTCTTAGGTCGGCTTTGTCAGCAAAGTAACCCTCGATTGAGAAACCTTTTACTTTACCAGTTTTTACATAATCATTCCAAACTTCGTCATTGTCTACTTTTACACTACCCATCCACGTACCTAGTGGCACGTCCATTCCGTATGAATTAGATTTGTCATTTTCTTTGTCTTCCACTATCCAGCTTTCAACTAATGTAAGTCCGTTTACTTTTTCTGCGTGTTCTAGTGTGCTGTTTGATTGGTTGCCTTGTTTAAGGTATAACTGTGATGCCCTACGTACTGTATCTCTACTGAAATATATGTAGTATTCATCTTCTCCGTTCTTTCGGTATATAGGTTTGTTTGGGATTAATACTGGTCCGATTAGTATTTTCTTGTCCGTGTCTTGCTCTGCGAATTTGAACTCCTGTGATTTTAAGGCCACAAAGTCCTCCTCGATTGCTGGATATTCTACCACGGATATTGCTTCAATGAAGTTATCCTGTTCCTCGTCTAAAATAAGTTCTACTACTCTCATAATTGTATAACGATTTTGTTATGTTATTTTGCGTTTATCCTATTGACGCTCCTTCTACAATGTTTCTATCTAATTCCTGCGCTGTGCTTACATCGTTTGATACTACGTATGCCTTTACAGGTTGTTGTGCTTGTCCACCTATTGCTTCTGCTAATTGATTAGTACCCGATGCACCTACAATGTTAAACGCTGGAGATTGTGTTTCTGCTCCTGCTGGTGTTGACACTCTAGGTGGTTGAGCGACTGCTGCTGCACTGGCTTGTGCCTTTGTTTTACTAACTGCACTTTTTACACTTCTGATAATAGATACACCTTGTGCTATTGCTCCAGCTATTGTGATAATGTTTTGTGGAAAACCAATCTTACTACTTTCAGCAACGTTCTGCGCAGTGGCAACACCTGCCTCTCCAATAGCTTGTGAACCTTTAAATGTAATTCTTTTTATATCCATTAAAGACTCCTGTAATGCTAGTGCCTGTTTTGCAATCAATAGTGCTTTACCTATTCCTGTCTCTGCTCCAGCAAACTGACTCAACGCATCAACAAGCATATGCCCTCTCTGTATCTTTTGTTGTGCAATTTGGTCTTCAACTTGGTTTGTTAGTAACTGCTGTTCTTGTTGTTTTTGTGTATTGTTTACTATTGTAGCAGTTGTGATTGTAGATTGCTCTGCTCCCTTTTGCATTAAGTCAGTCTCCATAACAGATGTTACTTGACGGCTTGCTATTAAGGCATCGTTCTCTGTTTGTTCCTGTCTTACAAGTGCGTTACGTCTAGTAGATAAAGATTTGCGTAATTGTAAAGAACGCTCCTCTAATTGAAACACCCTTGCCTGTGCCTCCTCATTTTTTCTAATATCCTCTCTACTGCTTTCTCCTAGTGCTAACTGTTCTTCTGATATCTTTGCTCTTTCTTTTGCTATCCTAAGTTGTTCATCTAAGATTTCAGTTTCAAGTGCTGCTGCTCTATCTAGTGCTTCAATTCTTTTGGTAAAAGACAAAGTTTCATCTTCTGCTGCCAACCTTGCCTTTGCTATTTCTTTTCTTCTTTCGGCAGTTGTCGCTATTAATCCAATCTCTGTATCTTCTAGAGCTATCAATGCAGCTTTAAGTTTATACGCTGCGTCTGTTTCTCTTATGATTTCGTCTGTCACTCCAGTAACGCTCTCTTTAAGTTTGTCAAACGCTGCGCTGGGTTTACCAGAAAAGAATAAAGCTACTGCCTCTCCTATTCCACTTATTCTATCTTTCAATACATCAAACGTGGCACCTAACGCTGCTGTAACTTTTGACACTTTATCCATACCTCGTTGGGTAGAGGTTAAGAAAGTAACAAGCGAGCCAAACGCTACCACAATGGCACCAATACCAGTTGCGATAAGTGCTGCCTTCATTACCTTTAATGCCTTAGTAACTCCAGACAATCCTTTACCAGCGCCTGTAACTGACTTACCAAAGTTTTGAAACTTAGTAATCATACCACCAGTTACATTGTCGGCAGTTTTCTTTAATTCGCCTAGTACACCTTTAACACCATTTACACTCTTAACACTTCCGTCAGCGTTTACGAGTAGGTCTATTATGTATTTTTTAGCCATTTGATTTCATTTTTTATTTGTGTCTTTGCCTCTTTTAATGTTTCAGCAAGTTTGTATTTGCCTTTAGCAATTCTTATGCTTTCAGTCTCGTCTGTTACTATCGGTAGCAAGTTTATTATGTTTTTTATCATACTTCGTTCAATAGTTCTATGTTCGATTCTCCTGTTGCTAAGTTCGTTTCTATGCTGTTGATTTTATACCTTTTACCATTAATATCAAACCTATCAGCAAGTGTAAG